ATTTATTCTTTTTATAAATATTATTAATTGAAATATTAAAAGGAAATAGTTATTAATTTAACAGTATTTATTTAATATGAATAATAGGAATTTAATTAAAAGATTCATTAAAGAGTTGGTGTTAGAATCTGAAAATGATTCAGTTAATTTAACTGCGAATGAGTATGAAAATCTAATGAAATTTTTAGACTACGATGGCAGAAGAATTAACAAAATGAAAAAATATGCTGGTAAACAAATTTTTGTTAATGGACCAGTAAAATTATCAAATACTCCTACAACATATCTTGGTAATATAACTTTTGATAGTTCAGTTGATGCAAATAACACACAATTAGCCACAATTAACGGGGTAACAGTACCAAAATATAAACTTAACTATTATAATACACCATATCATAAATGGTTATTAAGACAAGAGTTTTTAAAGAAAAGAGCTGAGCAAGAATCAAAAAGAGAAAATAATGATTTGGACCCCGAATCTAATCTTACAGAGGTCGATAAATGTGCCTTAGCTCTTTTCAACCACTTGATACAAACGGAATATGAGGAAAAGACACCTGAAGATGCTAAGCGATTGGAGCAGTTATACGCTGAAAAAGAAAGAAGAGAGGTGATAGAAAAAGAAACAGAAGATAATGAGAACCTTTTAAATTTAGAGGCGATTGAGGAAGAGATTAAAGAAATTGAAAACAGAATTGATGTTTATGACCTTCATTATGAAGGTACCCATTATTATTTAGAAACTTTTAAACTCCTTAAACATGACGGTGAGAGTAGAGAAACTTGGGCTGTAGGTGATGAATATGACACAAAAAGAACGGCTTACAAAGTTGTGGAGAACTTAATTGATGAAAATGGTGTTGATTCGTTTAGACAAGGATTTATAGATGATTATATTGATACTGAGGAGTTAAAAGATTATTTCAGAGATGGTGAATACGATAATGTTAGAGATAATTTAGATGACTATTTCAGTGAAGATGAATACGTGTATACTGACCCAAATGTACAGGAAAGAATTGATGAGATTGAAGAATTATTGCAAGACTCGGAAAAACTATCACAAGAACAATATGACGAATTAAATGAAGAGTTAGATGAATTAAAAGATAGTGATAAAGATATACCTGAAGATTTGATTGATGAGAAAGTTGACGAACTATTAGAAGATTTAGTATCTGATGACCCAATCTCGGTAATTAAAAATTATGGGTTAACGCTTGATTATTTTATTAAAATGAATGATTTAATTGATGCGGTTATTAGGTCCGATGGTTACGGACAGACCATTAATTATTATGATGGTGATGAGGATACTGTTGAGTTTAACGATGAAACATACTATATTTTCCAAATAGATGGTTGATATGGACAAAACCGAAAAAAGGAAATACGTAAGAAAGAAAAAACACTTGAAGTTAAATCCCGAGTGGATAGTTGAACATACTCCTGATTTTGAGTATCACTATTATAAATTAATGGATTTTATCAAATATTCAGATTCCCAAATAGACAAATTCGAATTATATCCATTATTCAGTGAGATGTCTTTACATTTAGCCAATCTACAATCAATTAGTAATGATTCAAAATATATAACAATTGATAAAAAGTTTAAAAGTGTTGATGACGAAATATTAATAACTGATTTAAAATTTAATCCAATCCCTAATATGTCAGACAATGAAATTAAGGAGTTTGATAAAATTTTAAAATATTGTGGACAAAAAATATTTGAGTATTTCAATATCGTTAAAGCTTTATGGACAATAACTTACGACTCAATATCAATTAATATTGTTAACACTGAAAAATTTGACACAATTGAAAATGGATATTTTTTTACAGTATACAACGGTACTACGTACATATGGGAATATCACGTTAAAATTTCAGATGTTGTTAGATTCGATAAGAAAAATGGGGTAAATTTAATTTACGAAGACATATCTGAAAAAACCATATTTGATATTTTAGATGAAATCGGAGAAAATAACAAGTTACCTATATTTGAGTTATCGTCAAAGAATGATTTACCGTTAGAGAATACATTATTACCTGTTTTTAAAAGAAAATTACTTACATATATTACTCAAGCTAAAACTATTGTTGTTTTAAAAAATCCGTAGTATATTTGTAATATGGGATTCAATAAGAAAATTGTAGGAGAATTACAGATATCTAGTATCTGTAAAAATTTGAACGAAATTAGATATTTCTTGAATTCTGATTGTTTGTTGTTTGTTAGTAATGAAGTAGAACAAAAATTTAGAACATATGAGAAAAAATACATCTCCGACAGAAATTCTTTTAGCTAAACTTGAAATACCTGTACATATCAGTTATATTTCTGAACACATTCTTAGAGTTGGTTTAGACCAGGCTAAGGAAAAAATTAAAAGTTTAATTGAAGATGGTTTAGTTAAAGAAAGTGAATATGGAAAAGGATATTATGTCAGAACAAAAAGAAATGGTAAATAACCCTGAACATTACGGGGGAGCTTCAAATCCTTATGAAGCAATTAAAGTAATAGACGCTTGGGACCTAGGTTTCTGTTTAGGTAATACTGTTAAGTATATCTCACGAGCGGGTAAAAAACACAAAGAAAAAGAGTTAGAAGATTTAAAAAAGGCTCTTTGGTATTTACAACATCATATTGAAACATTAGAAAATAAATGATAGAAAATTATATAAATCAGGTCATTAATGGTGACTGTGTTGAGGTTATGAGTCAAATGCCTGAAGGGTCAATTGATTTAATAGTTACTTCCCCACCCTACGGTGTTAATATTGCTTATGATACTCACGACGACGATATGTTTTTTTGGGAGTATAAAGCATTTTCAAGACAATGGTTAGAAGAGGCGTTTAGAGTATTAAAGGACGATGGTAGAATTGCTTTGAATATTCCTTATGAAATTAACCGACAAGCTAAAGGGGGGAGAATTTTCTTTGTCTCTGAAGTTTATCAGATAATGAAAGAAATTGGTTTTAATTTTTTTGGAATTGTTGATTTGGAAGAAGATAGTCCACATAGAAGTAAGACAACTGCGTGGGGTAGTTGGATGAGTCCATCAAGTCCGTATATCTATAATCCAAAGGAATGTATTGTATTGGCGTATAAGAAACACCACATCAAGAAAGTTAAAGGTGAACCACAATGGAAGGGAGAACCAACAATAACCGAAGAAGGTAAAACAAAAATGGTTTACAAAGAAGAGGATAAAAAAGATTTTATGGAATTGGTATTTGGACAGTGGAAATATTTGAATGATTCACGACCAATGACAAAGGCAACATTCTCAATGGATATCCCAACTAAAGCAATAAAAATCTTATCTTATAAGAATGATATTGTCTTGGACCCATTCAATGGAAGTGGAACAAGTTGTGTAGCTGCAGAAGTTTTAGACAGACGATGGATTGGTATTGAGTTATCTGAGAACTATACAAAAATTGCAAGAGAAAGAATACAAAGTTTTGTTGAACAAAAGAAACAACAAAAATTAGAATTTGAAAACGGGGGTAACTAACCTCCGTTTTTTATTTTACAATATATTTATTAAATAAACGAATTATGGAACAGGTAATTATTGAACTTTTAACAATACAAAATCAATTTAGAATATATCATTGGCAAACAAAATCATATGCTAGACACAATGCTTTTGGGACAGTGTACAGTGACTTAGATGGGTTGATTGACGAATTTGTAGAAATTTGTATGGGGAAACACGGTAGACCTGATTTCCAAGGTAAAGTAAGTTTAATACTTTCCGACCTAAAAGAATTGGACCCAATTCATTTTTGTGACACTGTTATTGAATTTTTAATTGATTTGAACAATAAGTACGACAAAACTAACGACAGTGATTTGTTAAATTTACGTGATGAAATCATGGGTCTAATCAACAAATTGAAGTATTTGTTGACTTTGAAATAATCGACTTTAATTTCTTGTTATGAAAGATGTTGCAGGTATTTTAGTTAAGTACCAAGATAAGTGTTTGCTTTGTAAAAGAGCTCCAGGTGAGCATCTTGAAGGATATTGGTCAATTCCATGTGGTGGAGTTAAACCAAAAGAGGATATTAAAGATTGTGCAGTTAGGGAATTTAGAGAAGAAACATACATTGTTTTAAATCCGCAAGAAGTTTCGTATGTGACATCAATTATTAATATGAATAAAAAAAAGACTGTAACATCTATATTACACGTATTTTATTCTAGAGCGTCAAGTCGTAAAGTACCAAATCTTGAAAGGGCGAAAGATGGTCACGAACATAGCGAATGTCGTTACTTTGGTTTAAGTGAGGTGGATAATTTAAAAATTACACCAAAATTGAAGGAAATTATTAAAAAAGCCTTGTCTAATTAAAAAAAAGTTATTAATTTTGTATCACTTTTGAATTGTGACATATATTTATATTTCACAACCAAAAAAAAACTTTACAAAAAGTTTGACAGATTAAAAAAAATGTCGTAAGTTTGTAAAAGATTTGACACCTATAGGAAATGAAAGATACTCGGTAGTCAAAAAAAAGTTGATAAAGTACTTGACAAGAAAGAAAAAATGTCGTAACTTTGTAAAACAAATCTCAAATGTGAGATTTTAAAACGGGGAAACGTTCTTTGAAAATACCTAAATACCCCCTTTGAAGTATATAGGTAATATTAATTATCCGTTCAGTAGTTGATTATGAGACCTTCGGGTTGATTATGAGA